CGCCAAAATTGTCGATAAGGGATTTCTTGAACCAAGCTTGTGTGAGTTTTCTATTAGACTTGAGTTGGCGATAGAGCAATGCCCGGAAGGCATCTTGCTCAACTCTAAGTCCACGTGCTTGTGCATCCTTAATATGATTTGGCGATAGGCTGCCAGACTTCTTAACGTCCAACTTAACGCCAGAGCGGTAGTTATCAAGGTTACGCATGTAATCCTTGAAACCCCTTGGCTTGTAATAGTTGTAGACATAGTTGTACGGCATGATATCGTCCGCCGATCTAATACCGGCATCGACTTCATCTTGCCATATCTGACGATAAGCTTTCTGAATAAAATCCTGCGCCTCCTGTAGGCGAAGATCAGATGGCTTAACGTTCTTCAGGATATTGTCATTGAGTGAGTGTCGTTCGCTTTTTGTAAGCTGAAGCCGCTTTACAATATCCTGAACATCAGCGTGAAATGCCTCGTATGCGTCTTGACCAGTTGATTTAACCTGATTTGCAATCTGAGGAGTAACTGAGGGGAATTGTTTATTGTATTGAATTCCCTCAAGAGCTTCATTCCAGTTGGGCTTAGTTCTAGCATAAGCATGGCCTAGCCGCTTCAATGGAATTGTCTTGCCAGCAAGTCTAACACCAGGAACATTAACTACTTGCTTATTCAGCTTTTCAAAAACATCCTTGCGAACACCCGCAATAGTATCATCAAGATTAGCCTTGGCAGCAGTCGCAGCACGATTAGATATTGAGAGGATTTCATCCTTATTTCTGGATGTATACTTCAGAAGAATTCTCTCAACATCAGCAAGTGATGAAGCAGGATTTGCTTTCCTAGTTAGAGCGAGAAATTCATCCAAGTACGCAGCAACGACAGGGTCTTTTCTGAGTGCCTGAATCTGAGCCTTAGTAAGAGTTTTGCTACTAGAAAGAATGTCATCAAACTGCTTATGAACGGTATCAAAGTTCCTGAGCATGAAATTACGCATCTCATTAGATACGTTGTTGGCAATTGTATACGCACCAACGTCCTGTCCAATCACTCTACCCCTAGCAGCTCCACCGCCAATTCTAATCATAGAATTGTCGATTCCTCTTTGGGCAGCCTCATGAAGTAGAGTTCTACCTTCAGGGAACTTATTCCAAGTAGGATCAGCTTTAGTTGGGAACTTGGTTTTCTTTACGTCAAAGGGCTTTGCAAGACCTCTTGAATCAATGGCTTCATCAACAGATGATCCAACCAAAGTTCTAAAAGCATCTTCTAGATCGTCACCACGCTTAAGAGCTTGCCCTGCTATATCCGTTACAATCTTGCCACCAACTAGGTTAGTTGGATCAGCAAAGATTTCTCCGAATAGGCCACCAGTTCTTTGTGCCCATTTCTGAGCTTCTGCTCCTGGTCCTTCTCTATCTTGATATCGACCAAACTGCTTTCCAATTAAAGAGAATGCTCCGCCACCAAGCATTTCTGTTAGTTGGTTACCTTCTGGATCAGCCGCAGCATCTACTTGAGCCTGAATGATATCTCCAAAGCCAGTTTTCTCATCGCCCTTTAATCCAGACCAAAAACCACCAGCAATATCACCAGCAGCTTCTATAGGATTCTGTCCTTCATTACCTGACTCAGAAGCTTCCTTGCCAGCTTCAAAGAGAGCATAAGAAGGGCGAGAAATCATATCGAGAGCGAATTTGCCTACCTTAAGTGGATTACGGACATTAACGTCCATGAGGAAGTCACTAGCTGCTTCTCCCCCAGGAACGAAATCAGGCAGATCAATCTTCTCTAAGAAGCCTGAATTCTTCTTATCCGTAAGAAGTTCAGACGTTTCTCTAGAAAGATTTCCATATTCAGGAGCATTAGAGTCTCCACCTACAGAAGTAGATTTACCACTAACTTTATCTTCCCAGATTTTCTCAGCGTGCTCTTGTCTTTCCAGCTTTTCAGCTGCCTGCTCTCTTTGTCTATCGTTTAGAAGTCTAGCGCTTAAACTGAGAGTAAGTGCTTCTTCTGGGGTACGACGTGCAGGATTACGAGTATATTGACCTAGGCGTCTATTAAACTCCTGAGAAAAATACCTGGAAGTGTCGGTCATGAATACTTTTCAGAAGTGGAATTAGAAATAGTCTTACTTGTATTCACACCAGTACGGTTAGGATTATACTGGTTGAAGAAGTCCAAGAGATACTTGAACATTGCTTGATTCATCTGATATTCCTGCTGGTCACCAGTATAATTAGAAAGAGCACTTTGATATTGACTCTGTCTCTGTTGAGCAGCTCTATATGCAGGAGAATCAACAGCGCCCAATGGAGCAGAACTAGGCATCCATACAGGAGCATTAGGCTGTTGAAAGAAGTTGGGGTTCTCCTCCCTATAATCAGTCTCTAAATATCTAACGGCCGCTGCTGGATCGCCGGTAATGTTCCAGATTCTATTAGCTTCGTCCATTGTTCTGGAGTCTTTGATGCCCGCCAAACCTTGAACAACATCTGGATAATTTTGACGATATTCATCACCAGCACCTTGCGTAAGAGTCTTTGCAAAGTCAGAAAAACCACTAAGCATTGAACCCTGATTCTTCATTTCTGCGGCTTGTTCTGCACTAATGCGTTGACCTTCGAGTTCCTGATTATACTTGTTCATCAAGAAATCAGCCATCAGTTTATCACCGGATGAAAGACCGCTTCTACCCTCAACGTATTGCTTAGGTGTCAGCAATCCTTCTCTAGCCTGACTCCCAAGGTTAGCACCGAACTGACTTGCAACTACGCCAAGTTTGTCATTGGTAGCTAGATCAGTAGCTTTATTTGCTTCAGCCATTTGAGACAAATAAGCCATATCAGAAGCAGCTTGCTGACCTTGTTGGCTAGCACCGTAATTAACGCCAATGTTTTGACCGGCTTCTTGCATAGGTCCAACAATCCTCTGCATTGCAGATTCTCTACCTTGCTGCCCCTGTTGATATCCTGCTGCAATATCATTTTTAGCAGCTTGAAAGGCTCCCTGTGCAGCACTACCTGCGCCTGTAAGTCTATCTCCCAATTGATTCAAATAATCCTGAGAATAAGGAGATTCCCAACGACCTGGAATATCCGGCTTTGCAGCAAGTGCAGCAATAGCAGCCTCAATGCTAGCTAGAGCATTACCACCCTGAAACTTAGGATCAAGGTCTGTAGATTTAGCCAGATTCAATCCTTGCGAAAGAACTCTATTAGTCGATCTCTGCCTAAGAGCTTCTAGACCTTCTCCACGAATAATGTTTGGATTAACCGTTCCAATCTGCTTAGGTCGGGGCTTAGCAGTGGACATTGGACCCCCAGGAATAGCATAATTGGGCGATCCAAGATTGATCTGAGTTGAAGATGTAGGAGAACTGTAGGGAGCATTACCCTGAGCAATCCAAGATTGCTCAAGTTGTCTACGAAGTTCTTCCATGCGTTTACGCTCAAGCGCATCTGCTGTATATACCTGATTAGAAGGTCTTGTACCGGGAGGCATATTACTTCCTACTCATTAGACGATGGCGAATAGCAGCTTGAATATCCTTAGGCCTAGTTGATTTATTTGTTCTCTTAACATCTAGGTCAGGAAAAGAAAGACGATCGGTAGTTCTCATAATGGCACGTTCTCTAGCACGCTGGTCCATTTTCTCTAAGAGACCTTTCATTAGAGACTCGTTCTTCTTGCTAGTTACCATTATCGGGGGAGAAGTGAGTTAATGGAGAATCCAAGTTCATCCTGAATTTTCTGGCGAGCAATATTGGCAAGACGATCACTCAACGCTTGATTAGTTCTAGCGGTCTGCTCGTCCTGTTGAGCATTAACATCACTTTGAAGATCGAAGTTAACTCCGGAATGAATCATACCAGAGCTAGCTAATGAATCTGACAAAGACTTTCTTTGTCTAAGACCCATAGCAGCAATCTGTCGCAATTTGTCGGCGCTGCTTGTACGTGCACGATTAGCTTCATAATCGTACATGGCAGCACCCTGCCCGAGATTATCTAGAAGGCTTGTTAGTTCTGGAAGTGCCACGTTGGAGCCTCATTCTTGCTGCTGCTTGTAATTCTCTTTGAGACATTACTTTAGGTCCACCACTACGAGGACGAGATTGAATGCCAGGTCCTCTAGAGAATATACCTCTATTACCTCTTGCGTCAACTGGACGCATTAATTTGCGCATAATGCTATCCATCATAATTATCTCCTTATGTGATCCTTAATGCTACCACGCACGGAAGTCCATCTGTAGCCGCATAAACATAATCACCAGCCGATAGTCCGCTTAATCCTGCAATATCCCATGTTTGATCCAAAAGGACTTCATGTTGGATAGCATCATCCAGAGTTGGAGAGGACGGTGTAGATACATCTACCTTATGAATTTGATCGCCAAAATACTCAGTGACATATATTGTGTTAACATCTTTTACATATATTCCGTGTGCTCCTGCAATACCAGTGACAGTCCCTACATGTTGTATATCTGCTGGATCGGAGACATCTAGTACAGTTAATCTACCAGTACCCGCATCGCAGGCACAATATAGAGTTTGACGATCTGCTGATAACGCTAATCCCCAAACTCCGTTAAGATTTGTTGCATCTGTGTAAGCTTGAATTTCGCTCATAGAAGCTGGATTAGATACATCAACAGATACAACCCTATCACCTGTATTACTAGCGACATATATCACATCAGCTACTTCATCTATAGCCAAGTCCCAAGGAGCATTAAAATTGGCATTTAAAAAAGAACTAATAATTGATAGATCAGATGGGTCAGAAAAATCTACAGAAGTTAATCTATTAGCTTCAGTGCAGCAAAAAGCTGTAGTTCCCTTAAATACAACAGCACGCATACCCGTTAAAGTTGTTGCATCAGTTATTGAATCCAATACATCTGGAATAGTGGGGGTAGACACATCCATAGTAACAAATCTGCCACCCCCTCTACCTACAGCAATTACTAACCCGCTACTTACATATTTACAATCGAACAAACTATTGAGAACGGTGCCATCTATTTTAATTCCAACTCTAACGGGCACAGCGGGATTGGTTACATCTATAACAAAGAAACTGTCACCGTTTTCACTAACCGCATATACATAATCTCCATTAGCATCAACGTCAAGACCATCAACATCATTACCAATAACAGGATCGACGTAGCCCACAAGTCTTAGGAAATGTTCTTCGAGCCAACCCTCTGCATAAGCTGCATCGAGATATTCGTCTCTACATTCCTGACTTATCTCAGAATTCCACCCAACAGCTATAGCATAGTACCCATTAGCGCAGGCGGAGTCTACATCAGCTGCTTCATCATTTGATCCAAGAAAAATAGGTTGTAACGTTCCTCTATCGAATCTAACACCCGTATTAATTTCAGTAATAGAAGTTCCTGTAAGACGAATGCCATCTTCGTACATAACCGGCTGATTATCTCCGGCTGGGAAGTATTGCTCAAGAATTTTCCAAGCACCAGCTTGCATAACACCAGCGCTAAAGTTTTTAAATGTTTGATTTGCTACAGAACCGCTAGATGTTGTAGTTGTGCTACAATATCTGGACAACGACAAAAGAGACATGCTCTCCGAAGCTTCAACGCTTGGAGATTCTCTACGCATAAAAATGAAGCCGTCATCTGCATCACCTGTTGTCAAAGGATAATATACTACAATAACTGTGAATCCGTCTGCATATGCATCGAAGTCTGCGTCTGCAAAAGCAAAGCAGTTATCTGCATCACTAGGCACATCTCTACCTAGTTCTGGATAAGAAAGACCGTCCGGCCCTGCAAAAGTTGCAGGAGCATCATTATTAGCTAACACAAGATCGTTTGAACCCAAAAAACCATCGTTAGGCACTGTTTCAGTTTCTAAATTCATACCGTTTAGCCTATAGGCAAAAATAGGACTGCAAGCTAGCAATGCTTCGTATAATTCGCCTAAGGCTACTTGAACACCACGATGGATAATTCCCATCCCCATCCATGTGTCACTCATGTTGTATAAAACCCTCTAACTGAAACTACCAAAATCTCTCCGTCACCAGCTGACTCGGTATCAATTGTAACAAGAATCTGGTCATTAGCTGCAATGGCAAGAGGAACTGATAGAACATCATTTTCAATTAAGTCTGATGCAGTTATAGTAGTAGTATTTTCAACAAAGTAGCCGCCAGAGCCACCAGTCTGCACCCACAACTTTATAATATAATCTGTTGACGAAGCAGCAACTAGAGTAACAGAAACTTCAGTAATGTTGAAAGCTCTAAATGCATCATAACGACCCAATGTAGTAGTAGATGTTGGAGCTACTACTGTACCATAAGACCATTCTTTTTCAAAAGCAAAGAACTCTGTATCATACAAGTCAGCAATAATAGCATCAATTTCGGTCTTAGTATAATAATTATCATCAAGATCAGTAGCTAGGAGCAGAAGATCAGCTTCTACAGCATCAATTTCACCGGCTATAACTAACAAAAATGCATCAATCTCATCCTTAGTATAGTAGATATCTCCGATTTCTCCAATAACAAGATTCTCGATGATAGCATCAACTTCGGCCTTAGTATAATAATTGGTGAGGTCTACTAATTCCTCGTTTTCATTGATGAAATCAATCAACGACTGTACGTCAACTGCATGAACATGATCTTCTCTAGCAGGAATCGGAGAATTTCCAGTGTTTGCATCTGCTTCCACAGAAATCGAGGAAGTAATTAGGGAGGGTACTGGCAAAGCTTCGCCAATATAATGCAGGTCCCTAACTTCATGCTCTGGGACAGTTAGACCCGGTTTAAAAAGATCTCTAACTCTCACTTCTCGGAGTCTTTCTATGACTATCCATATCAATAGCCGAGCCTAGAATGGTATATTCTTGAATCTCATTATCAAGAATTAGTGATAGCTCAAACCGCAGATGACGGAAGAACTCCGGGCCTTTAATACGAATAAGGCCCTCATTGAAATTAACCACATCGGGAGTAATTGCAGCTGTTACTCTAGTATTTTCCTGCTCTGTATGCCAGGTATAGGTCATATTAACAGGGTCGCCATTTGTGCCTGACCTAGTGGAATAATTAATATAACCCAAGAGACTCTTTTTCTCTTGAAGCATACCACCACGGATAGTCTTAGAAAGATATCTAGCTTGCACTGCGTCAGTTTCAGCAGAACCGCCTACCTCTCTAAGAACGTCTTGATACCCAGTATATACTAAGCACTCAGCAGTTAGATCAGCAAAAGCTCCGTCATGCGAAGTACCATGAACTAGAACTAAATAATTAGCCTTACCCCAGATATGTTGCATTTCCATATTGGAGAAACTTCCAACAACATCTGCCGGCTCTGTTGTTGACTGAGCAAATGTGAATTCAGTCCAAGCAATATTATCAAGTCTAGTGTAAAACAAACGTGCTTCTGAAACAGTTTTCTGAGTAGCAGCAGGAGGGACTCCATCCGCTACTGTTTTAGTTTTGCACAGCAAAAGACCATCATCGAATGGAGTTAATTTCCATTCATAGTAAATTTCTTCCACAATTCCAATGTCAAAAACATCTTGAATAGATTCTGAAAGAAGTTTTACTTCATCCTGATTAGTAGCCCAAACTCCTCTAGCATCGACAAAATAAATAATGCCGTTATTTTCATACGCACAGCTTTGATGATTAACCATTACTGTTGCGTCGATAAGTCTAACAACCCAGTTTACTGGCGATCCAAGAATAGAAACGTTGTAGAACCCAGTGGAAGTAAACACAAAGAGTTTAGTGCCGATGGGAACGATACTATATATCTTCCCCAGACCAGTTCCCGCTCCGATGTGGATAAATTTTCCATTGACATCCCAAGTTTCAGGATATGCTCCGGGGCTTGTGGGGGCGTCAGTATAGTAAATTTTGGTATCATCCCAGCACCACATTCTATCTTTAAATACGAACAAGCCTCTCTTACCTGCAAGATCAGCAGTAATGAGAGTTTCAGTTACAGTACCCGCCCCCCAATTCCAAACTGTATCTGAATTCAATCCTGAGTTATCTAGGATATAGATTTTATCCAGATAAATAACTGCACCACGAAATTGATCTATACCTCCGAAATTAACGATGCTAGTTGCCCCCGCAGTTGAACCAGGAGCATCTCGATTAAATTGACGAATCATCCAGGTGTCGTTACCAACTCCCCAGATAGCAACCGGCCAATCTTCATTTGAGGAATTGGGGAGCCTCGTATACCAAGTCTCATGACCCATTCCAGAATAAGTCGCTCTTGTATCAATACTCAAAGGCGGGCTAAATCCCTTACGAGTAATTAACCTATCACCCTTAGCAACAAAGTTCTCTATCTCAGGACAAAAACCATCCTGTAGGTTAACAGGATGGTTGTAAGAATCAATACCCTGCCCTACAGGAATTGGAATGCTTTCTTCTCCATATTTCACGTCAGATATTCACCCCATGTGAAATCCTGATCTACAACATCAGGAGTGACAACGTGAAAAGTATCATCTCTGGACATACTCTCATACTTACGAGAGGACATACTATTCTTAAATTTAGTATCAAATATTTCTGCCGCTTTCCAAGCTTCGTTACGTTCATGCAGTCGCATTACCGTATAATTGATTAAATCATTTCTGAACGAATCAGGAAATAGAATAGTATCTCCGAGCGCAGCCAAGTTAGCGTGAAGCTTAGCATAGTTAATTGTTACGACAGTAGTATCACCACTCGTTGGCTTAGGAAAACACCTCAAAAGAGTACCGTCTGTATAATATCCTTGAGGTTCTCCATCGGGAGAATCATAGATAAACAGACGATCAATCATTTCTTGAGCCATAAGCGCAAGAGGCTTAGTGTCATAAATAACCCTCTTGATAACAATCAAATCTTCTTCGGTATTTAGCTCAAGACCGCTTCTAACAGCATTACCTGTACTTGCAAGAGTTCCGTTTAGGAGTAATGTTTCTCTAGATACCTCTCTAACAGCATCATTAACAGCTGCGAGAAGAACATCTGTGGTTGCTACAACGCCATTGGTGTCTCCAAATAAATAGGTTGCAGGAACGGAAATATCTGAGCCAATCATGTTTTCTTTTCCACCTTTGGAAGTCTACCATCTTCATAGATAGTAACTTTGGCATCACGATCTTCGTCATAGTAAGAATACTTAGATTTAGTGTCAGCAATAATATGCGCCACCAAATCCTTCTTACTTTCCATCTTATCTCTATGAGAACGCTGAAGTTCATCCCTAAGTCTGCTATTGTTATCGTCAATCATCTGTAAGATATCATGCTTCTTAGAATCCGCAAGGTGAACACGTTCTACTACGGAGTCATTCAATTCCCAGAACTCGAAAACCTTGAATGCCCGGAGTCCGTTTGGAAAGGGGGCTTCTGAGAATGTGCAAGTAGACGGATCAACACACAAGACTTCCAGGGAATCGTCAATATCTTTGATTCGTTCAACGATTGCATGCGATCTAGCCTCCACAATCATATCGTCAATGACAATAAAATTGTCCTTGCCAGGAAGGTGAATAGTTTTTGACGTAGTCATGATATTTTCCTTAAATAAGAACTAATATTATACATCAGGCAGCACAAATCCCTCTTCTATTTTAAGAGCTAGCATGATACCGTTATAAAAATTAGTAAATCCTGTTGCTGCGACGCCTCTATCTCCTAGAGCTTCAGGATTAGTAGTAAAACCATAAAAAGCAGCACATCTAGCTCCCGCCGCTATGCTAGCATCTCCTAAATCTAGATAAGTAGGATTACTTCCTGATGGATTAACAGGAGTTCCTCCTGCTATAAGACCGTTACCTTGTGCGATACAAAGTGCATCTTGTCCAGCCGTCATTGTAGCATAAGTCATATTACCACTACTTGTATTAGCTCCTCTGATACAAGTAGCCACAGCATTAGCTACACTAGAATTCTCAATACCTCTCCAAACAGAGATAAAAGCCGAGCAGTTAGAACTAGCATAAGTTAAAACAACAGTTTCATTTTGTTCATTGCCTTCACAAATTTTTCCGTGAATCCCCCCTCTAGTAGTACCATTAACATCATTAATAACAGTAAATCCTGCGGCAGCTGAAGATGGAACATTACTATTAGACATATTATAATGCAAAACAGCAAAACTATTAATTGGTATAACTATATCAGGAAATAGTACATTTAAGGTATTAGCCCCAGAAGCTTCAGCAGCCATGGGTCCGACACCAATTAAACCAGCTACATTTTCAGGCTCCCCTAATTTATATACACCCATTCGCATAGGGTTAGAATGAACTCCTAATTGCATGGGTTCTGGTATAAGAAGGCCACTCATGCGCATACCAAAGAAATATCCAGTATCGTACCTATGTGAGTAGTCTGGAATCTAGCTGACAATCTACTACCTACAGGAATTTCAATACCGTATAGAGGAATATGCCACATAGTAATAGCTTCAGAACCGCTCGCAGAAATATAATGATTAGAAACTATAACAGTCTCAGCAGCAGCTGCTCCAATCCCAATATCAATTAATAGATCACCAGCAGTTACGTTAGTATTACCATTCAACTGAATACCAATAAGTAGACATGTATGATCTGCCGCCGTTGCAGCAACTATCTGAGTCCAAGCACCTTTCTGATTTGTACCCGCTGGTGTAGCTAATACTACACCTTTAGATGTAGCAGTGTCACAACCATACGAAGATGGTGCGCCAAAGGGAACTGCTCTAGCTTTAACAAATTTAAAATAAAAGGGGCTTCTGCTAGTACCTGCTTGGATACCCCGAACTCTAGCAGTAACTCTTGTTCCTGAAGCAAGAAAACCAGGAATAAAAATCTCTCTTTGAGAACCTATGTTACCAATAGTAACTCGTGCCCATACAACTTCAGCAGCGTTGGCTCCTGTAGCAATCTCAATAATAGAAAGACTAGCAGCAGCAGATGCGCTTGTAGCAGGCTGAGATATTCTTATACCTTCACAATCACCACTTAAAGATGGATCAATTTCAACATATGCACCAGCAGCATGTGGAGTTGCATTTTGAATTAGAGTAGCTAAAGTAATGACGGAAGTTGCTGTATTAACTCTATCGTCTAGAGAATCATAGAAAAATTCACTAGGAGTGCTAGGTTCGGGTTCTCCACCGCCAGCTAAGAAATTCTTAGGTAGCACATACCCAGACATTTAGTCACCTGTGCCGACTCTTGCATTACTCCCTGAAACTAGAACATTAATGGTAGGAGTACCAGACCCAGCAATGGCATACAAATCGTCTTGTGAGCCTAGTTCAATTGAAAAGATTTCATCAACATAAATAGGAAAACCATTAGCAGCCGTAACAGTTGGACCACCAATATATACTGTATCAGAAGCATCTCGAATCATAATTGTTTTTCTATTCGAGGCGCTGCCGCCTGAAGCAATAAGTTCAGCAGTTGTTGAGAGAGTGTATTTGTCATCTTTTAGAGCCATATTGATTAACGAAAAAGGGAGAGTCCCGTTAGGAACTCTCCCTCAATCGTCCCCTCCTTTTGAGGTTTTAGGAAGCTCTTGTAAGCTTCACTCCGAGCAATCCATAATCCGCAGCCAAAGTATCGCCTGCATCACCACCGAGTCGTCCGACTCTTAGAACATTATAACCACCAGGAGTAACTGGAACATCCGTTGTTTCCTGAGTAATTACAAGATCATCCTCGTCTTCACTTCCATCACAAGTGATGGAAGTAGAGACTACAGGAGTTGGAGTTTCTGCAACAAGAGAAGAACCGTTAGCAAGATCTTCCATGTAATAACCTAGTTTAACTACACCATCACCTGAAGTGGGGTTGTAGGTATACCAAGTTATGTTTACAGAATTCCAATGGCGGGGGGCGATAAATGGAGCTGAATACGACTCAGTTGCAGCTGCATCCAACAGAAGTCCTTGATGAATTGCGTCAACAATTTCACCTGTAGGGCCTGCTGCCGCAGCAATCAAGTCAGTCGCCATGAAATACAACTCACCAAGTGCTAGTGCAAATGTATGAGTTCCGTCATCCTGCTCCATACCCATAATCAGCCGCTCGATTCCGTAAGGGCAGTAAATCTACCATGAGCATTACGCTTATGAGTACCAAACTGCCAATACTGCTTCATGAGTGCTTCCCAAACATCGAAGTTTGACACCCACTTGAAGATAGAACCGTCCAAATCCTCCCAATACCAATCCTTGTCACGGAAAATCTTCAATTCCTTTTCCGTAAGCATTGCCATTGTGGAAGCAGGAGCGTCTGGATCGCCAACAACTGGAACTTCCTCGCCATCAGTATCGCTCTGGAAAGCAAGACCAACGAGACCACCAGTAAACTTCTTAGGCTCATTAAACCTACGAAGACCAGTAAGGATATTCCAGTAACTTCTGCGAACACCAAGTGAACAGAAGACTGCGGAAATCTTAGAACCACCCTCAGTTCTAATACGGTCTGCCATTGTAATCATGGCAAGTTCCGTAAGAGTTGTAGTAGTGGTATCCATAGTAGAAGCCCAAAACTCCTGACCAGCAGTTGCAGGATTAAGTCCATGCAAAGCACCGGCAGAGTTCACGATATTAGAAATACCGTAAGGCTCCTTATTATAGTTACCAGTACGAGAGAGGTAAAAGCCGGAAGTCGAAGAAAGAACAGCAGTCATGGTAACAGTATTACCAGAAATGCTCTCAATCTCAATGTTGGAATCGTCAACAGTCGGACCAGCCGAGTTAACGGTATCAACCTTCATACCAACTTCAAGCCAGTGAGCGTCATCAACAGTAAAGTTATCGACACCAGCGGGCGAAGAAGTAAGTTCGGCAAGAATTCCAGTATGACCCAAAGCACCCTGATCCGGATGACCCCAGATAATTCTGTTCTCATCCTTACCAAGGTCTTGCTTAAGACCATCCATTTCCTCGTCAAGTGCATTAGAGAATGCCTGAGCGTTAGTTCTAGCAAGTCTCATCATCTGACCAGTAAACTTAACTCGGCCATAACCGTACTTAAGTTGTTCCTGAGCAGCCTTATAAGCCTGCTTACCTGCATCAGCAAGCTGTGCACTTTCATCTCGGTAAGAAATACCGTGGTTTCTACCGGAACGAACCGGGAAAACCACGTACTTACCACCAATATTTTCGGTTACATCATCGGCGGTTCTTTCGAGCCGCTTCATTGTAACTCTTTCCTCGTTCAACTGATCGTTGATCTGACCCTCATAAACCTCTTTGAGGATATCAGCAACGGTAGTAAGAGTTGCGGACATTACGAATCAATTCCTCCAAGAATAGATTGGACTGCTGCCAGTCTTGTCTTTTTATCTTTCATCTTAGAAGAATCCACTTGATCCACCGCAGTTCTTCCCCCGCCAATTACGGGCGGAGCAGTCTTTGCCTTTGGATTGTAATTCTTGCTAATCATTTCGTTGAAATCTGCAACTGCCTCATCTGGCTTCATGCCATTCATGATTCTGGCTAGCACAGCCATTTCATCGAAATCTCCATGCTTAGTATGGAGTTCCCCCATCATTTTGTCAAGCTGGCGTTGGCCGTCAGCATTTTCACGTTCTGATTCAATTTGAGTCATAAAGGACTCAAACTTATCAGCCTTAGCCTTCAAACTCTCATATTCCTTTACGAATTCAGGAGAGGCTCCATCAAAAAGCGGATTAGCTTCTTGACCAGTGTTTCCACCATCAGCATCATTGGACATTTCGAGTAAACCTTCTTCCTTAAGAAACGCACCGATTTCATTATAAAGTTTGACGGGGTCAGCATCGCCTAGCCTCATTAGATTAACAGCAGAAATCAAACTATCGTAGTCAACACCAATATCCAGGTATTTCTGGAGTTCAGCAGACTTAGCTTGAGAACTCTGCGTTACTTGCTTTCCCCACTCTTTATAGTATTTCTCAACAGCGGGCAAATCTTCTGGTGCAACATTCTTAAGGAATTCATTGACGAAAGCTTCATCATCTAAGTTTTTGCCGTCGCCATTAATTCCTACAGGAGTAGTATTTGGATCAACTTCAGGCGGCTGATTGTTCTCCTCCTTGTCCAGGTTGAGTTGAAGTGCCTCCAGCCTCTGAGTCGCTTGACTGATCTGTTCCTCCGGCATCTTGAATCTGTTGTCCTAACATAACTAGGTGATTGTTGTAGTGGTCCAAGAACAAAGCTTGAACTTGTGGATCAAGTTGTTCATAGGATTGCGATTTCATAAACTTCGTATGAACATATACATGGGCCTGGTGATTATCAAATGTATTGACTTGCACCGGGTTTTGGAGGGGCATTGGTTCCGGAGGTTGACCGACTGCTTGTCCCATTTCACTAAGTTCAGGAGCAACTGTTGGCGGCTGAACTTGCTTCATCTTGAAGTTTTCTCGCTCAGCTTGGCGAGTATCAATCGCTAGTTCTGCATACAAACGTGACACTTCAGACATTTCAAGATACTTCAAACCTTCCATTGGAGGAATGAGTCCCTTATCAATCAAATCAATAATAAAGGCTTGCTTAGCCGCTCTTGAACGAGGAGCCATTGAACCATGCTCAACACGGAAATCAACAGAATCAGGAAGTGAATTCTCTTTGAACTGCATCACTTCATATACCTGGTCGCCAGAGATAATCTGGACCATCTTACCAGGCTCCCAGAACTGCTTTGCAAGCATAATAGATTGATAGCCAACTGATTGAACCATTTCCTCCATAGAGGCAACAGTTTCCTCAAGAATGCTATCATTCTCCTCTTGAAGATATGCAATAGCAGAAGCGGCTTCCACTCCTGGTGGTGTCCTACCCTGAGTTACTTCATACTGGTTACTAATGTAATCCATATCGTTAAGAGAAGCTTGCTCAACATGCTGAAAATAAGCAGGAAGTTCAGGATTCTTAACAGGAATGGGAGGATCAAAACCAGGAGTATATTCAATAATCAAACCAGGCTGAGCACTAATCTTACGAACATCTACCGAACCCTTTGGAACAGCCCATTGAGGCTTACCCGTTAGGTTCCTAGCTTCAATTCCCTGTGATCTGCTTCTGTTATATTCCTTCTGAATTGGAATAAGATCCTTTATGATGCTCTCAGCATAGAATCTACCTGTAGGAATATGATCTACTTTAGCAAAAGGATATAGGCCGTGTTCATAAGGAAATACAGATTCAGTAGTAGCACCACCGACCATATTACTTGGGCGCTCTTTTTGCATAACAGCCGGTTGACCAGTTGTAGAATCAATAACAGGTTGACCCGTAGCCGGGTCAATTTGCATTTCAGGTGGCTTTTCAGCAATATAAATGAGCTTAGAATTTGAAATAACAAACATTGCACCTTCTGGGAATCGCTTGCACGACTTAACCCAGAATTCTTTAAGGAATACATGATCTAAAGCCTTCTCCTTCTTAGTAAGCCCCAAACTAAGTCGGAACTTAGACTCAGGATTGTCGGCATTAGAATCAGGTTCGACTTCAACTCCGTAAGTATTGAATACTTCCTCAGTGGTCGTGGCAATACCATGAGTAACAAACTCCTGTTGCTGAATATCTTGTTCCTCTAGATTAGGAACCCAAATATGGAAAGGAGAAGGTGAGAGATAGCAAATATCCTTATTAGGCTCATAGTACGTCTTAATAAAGCCCGTACCGCAAACACCTCTCCACCAAATAGCCTCTCTCTTTCTCAGAGCGAAGTTCTTTGAATCAAGGAGGTTCTCAGAGATAGCATTGGCCATTCTAGCTTTTGCCAAGTCCTCATCATCAGGAGAAGCAGGAACAATATACCAAATTCCCCTCTCCTTGTTGACTTTGGAGTTCTCTTTGCGGACAATAGTCTTAACTCTGTTAGAGACTAGTCTAACTCGCCAAGCAGGAGCCTTGGGGAGAATCATGGAAGCAGTATTTGCAGCAGACGAAGTCCACTGCATGTAATGCCTACCGAAGTAAAAAGCTAAATTAGTATACCATTCCTTCTCAAAAGGTTGCCTTTGAGACCTCGCAGCATTAAATTTCTCGAGGTATTCTTTAGCTAATTTCTGATCCGGCGTCGAGGTCTCGGAGTTCGCCACTTATTTCTCCCCAAACATTATCAATGTAGGTTGCTTCATTCTCCTGCTCCAAATTAGCATCAGGATCACCTTCTAAGTCAGGTGGGTGAACTTCCGGAATCTCCAAATTTTCCGAATTCAAGATGGGTGACCGTGAGACTATCAAAGTCAGCTGCTGGTTTGTCTGAAGAAGCATCTGATTTGTCTGAGTCAGACTTTGAATCTGCTCCCTCTGAGTCTGCACTACGTCCATCAGAATCTGTATTAGTGGTTCCGGTTCCAGTTGTGTCGACATTATCGTCAGTTCCTAACATCTCATTGACCAAATCATCCGCAGTTGGAGTCTCTGGTTCCTTAGGAGGGGATACAGTATTATTTTCAGCATCAAGCTTAGATTGCAAAGAATAACGAAGCTGTTGATTATCAGATTCCATTGAAGTTAATTGCTTACGAAGCATCTTAATTTCACCCTGCAAGGTTCTAATTTCACCTGCATTGGTAGCATGAATCAATCCTCTAGCAACAAGCTGCTGACGATTAAACTCATTAACTTTACTCAGATAAGACACCATAACTGAAGCAATACAAATATTGCAAAGATAAACAGCACCATCAGACAAGTAAAGCTGACCATGATCGTCAGTCTTTTCCCAAGCTACATCAATACCAAGATCAACCCAGTGTTCCCGTTCATTGCCTGTGCCACAAATGGCACAAACATTTGGCCTAAAAGGAGGCTTGTCTACAATCTGGAGGGGTCTCATACTTCCGTTCCCATAAACTCGTCAATGGATATTTCATTCTTATACGCCTGCTCCCAATCGAAATCAGAAGAAGGAGTTACGATGTGGAGCCCAGGAATAGTCTCTCTCTGTTCAACCTCTAAGAACTTACGAGGACGAGACATAACGCCATAACGAAGTGCATCGCAGGCGTGATCATCTTTCTTGACAGGTTCTTCCTTCAGATTCTTTCGATCCTTAGCTTTTGTAAGGTGTCGATCCCATCTGTATTTACGAAGTTCCTTCAACAACTCCTTACAACGTGTGGTTATAATAAGTTGCTGCTCCCTGAACATATTTTGCACATAAGCGATTCCACTGTCAACGTTGTTGTTTCCCAAACCAATCATAACGCCATGTTCAGCGAATTGTGCTTGTCTACTGACACCTTGGTGTGGGTCAGTTTGAGCTAGTGCAGGATCACCAATTTTATATTGGGTGATAATTTCTAGCTCTCGTTCTTTGCCCAACCACAAAGCGGCTAGGTCTTGAATGATAGTCTTATTTTTGTAGATTTCATCATAGATGATAATTTTGCCATCTTCGTTGTATGCTCCAAAAAGAATCGCCGTGGGGTTATTAAATCCATGGTCCATCATTTGAAAATGCGACCAAGTATCTCGCAACAAAGGCCAACGGCTAGACTTAAGGATATCAGGGCACACATTACCTGCATGGCTGAATACTTCCCCGTATACCAGACCTGTATGGGAAATATATACGCCGGTGGAACGTGTTTTCTTTTCTTCATCACTCATTATCTCCGTGAGTCTATCAAAAGCCTCCCGCCGAATATGAGGATTCTCGAATGTTTCTACTTCAATTACTTCAACATCAATATCTCCAGCCAAACCTGGCTCATACAATACATCATAGGTCCATGACATCTCAATAAGCGGTGTCATGGTCATCCACCAATCACCATCAGTATCAATCAAACGTGCAAGATTTTCCTTGAAGATTTCCTGAGGAGGTTCCTCATCAAACCAACAAAAGTGGCGACTAGCTCCTGAAAACTTCTGCCAATCTTGCTCATAGGACATAAAATCCATGGTTGATCCATTATTCAAAGTCAGAATCTTCTCTGTTCTTGAATATGAATCTTCCCAAGAATTATTAAGAAGATACTTTCCAGGCATCCATCTTTGAATTTCAGGAATAATTAGCTGATTAATACCTAAATTGAAATCAACCGCAACTGCACGTCCCCTACAGGGGGGAGGGGGAATATGATCTAAGGTAAATGGTTCCCCGTTTATGTCATGGATAGTGCGTTCGCCGGTTAATCTAATAACAGACTCTGCTGCACCACCGACTGTTTTGCCGGCTCGGTTTCCACCCATATACATTCTACCTTTACGGCGGGATTTATGAAACCGTTCTTGTTTAGCATGAGCACGATATCCGTAGATACCTGGCGCTTGTCTAGCTTTGCGAATAGAATTGACAAAGAGCCTTTGCAAATCCTGCAAAGGCACTTCATCTGGTTTACGTGCCATCACGCACTTTCAGTAATTCGGAGAGCGTGGAAAAATAGATTGTCGGCATAGGTATCTGAACCGTGACCACCATCTCTAGTAATATAGAACTGCAATTTGTCTACTTGATCTAGTGCATCGACAACCAAGAGGTTAGACTTAAGTGGGTACCATCTAGTTTCCAGGACAGTTTCTGGGCTAGCTACAATAACGTTATCGTCTAACAGAACTTGATCCATATCGAAAGGATCAACAGTGGTGTCAAATGCATTGACTGTTAGATAGAGAAACACATTACCAGCTACAGCATTCATAGCAGCTAGCATTTCAACATCAATTGTAGTCCAACCCTCAGGTAAATCTACTTGTAGAGATACAGCAATAAGAGCGGCGTCTGTCATTTGCACCATGTTCATAAGACTGAAGGTGCTTCCATGTGCATTTTGAGTCATATCAAAATAAAATGGAACATAGACGATTACTTCTGTGGGAACTTCTGCTCCGCCACCTGCTGCAATAGGAGTTAGTGCGGAAACAGGATCATATCCGTTTCCTCTATAACTTTCACCAGTTACAGTATCATATACTTCCTGACCTGATGGTGGAACATATGAACTATCTACGTCAAAAGAGTCAGTCCGAACTAGTGTCATTAGGTACTCCCCAGGTGGTCCCGAATGCAACAAGAGTTCCGCCAACAACTACAAGAATCTCAAGAATCTTAAATTCGCCATCAAGAGCAATAGCACCAACACCTGTACCAAGAGCTACAATACTTGATGCAATTGCCTTTCTAATGTTACTCATCGTTTCTTTCCTCTCCTAACGCATAATCTATGGGTAATTTCCCTTGGATTTTTAAGTTTAGAATAAATACAGTATTGCGGAGTTGTTCTAATTCTTTTTCTAGCTTGTCGCATTTTATTTCGCATGAATCCCAATGTCCTTTATGACTCTCCGCTAACTCTTTCCACGACGTTATCGCCTGAACTAGTGTTGCTAGACTTACATCCTCCTTGTTCTTTTTCCGGGAGAAATAAAGTCCAATACCACTAATCAGCGCTGTTATTAGTGCTGCTAGTCCTATTGTCATTAAACTGCTCTTTAAGCAACTTCAATGGGCGAGGGTCGTCTGCTCTGATGGCAATGGCAAAACAACAAACCGCTAAAAACATATATGTCATCGCTCCATCGAATATCTGATATGAGTGATTTGCTATTAACAACATTGACCATAGGCCAAAATTTAGTGAACATAGTAATAGGCTCAACCTCCATGCGTACATACAACCACACACTATTGAATAGCCTATTAATAGCCCCGTAGCTACCCAACACCAACCAATGAAATCTCGGGGTACATCTGAGAATTCTGGTTCATATGTAGAGTAATCCATGGAACTTAGTAACACAAGTCCCCGAGTTAAAGCGTATATACATAGGCTAAGAAGCAGAATCAACAGAGCACTTGCTCCGGATTTTGCTAAAGACTTAACCATACGCTCTCACAGATAGAATAATATGAATCGTATCCTGAGTATATATTGAAATTAATCCGGAAGAACTTACTGGAAGCCAGACAGTCTGAGGCATGGGTCTACCAATATCAGATTGCTTCCAGTTAATGAATGAATCGTTTGAATTCATGCCTAGAAACCCATCACCTTCCTCGATCTTCTGAGGAATAGCAGTAACAGTCACTTCGACAGCGCTTGGGTAATTAATTCCGTCATACTTCTTGATTCCAAAGGTAGTAGTTCCACCACTAATAGGCTGCTTGTCGTCATTAACTCTGGAATCATAAAAACGATCCGGAGTATTTAGAACAGTAAACTTCTCCACTAATTTTCCTCCAACGGAATTTCGATTAATTCTTCCAGCCTTTACGGCTGCTCTCATCTTGTCTCCAGGGCATCCAGTAGCATCCATGTCGCTATGAACGTTGACAACGACATTAGCAGGCATTTGCCTATAAAGCCTGTTGATCCCCTCAATAAGTTTGTCCGTGAGTTCATCGTCTGCTCCAATGATTGCAAGACAACTGAATACTTCTTTATTATCTAGGAGTTGAGGATTTCCAGGGATATCATCATCTCCGACGTCGTCATCCCCATTGGAAGCTGGTCGATAGTTTTCTCCACGTCCCTCGTAAGTGGAACCTGACAATCCTGCCGCACTAGAATATCCGAAGGAATATCCCCGACTGGAAACGTAGTCCTGCTGGATCGAGTTAAGAATTTGGACCTCATTCTTCCCTGCATAGCGACCAGCTCCAATATAATGGATATTGAAATACTTGACCTGAGCCCAGGAGAAAGAATTAGGACTTACAATAGCTGGGCTAGTTGAATAAAGCCATTCTTCTACATCGTAATCATATAGTACGGTCATGCTTTATCGGCGCCATCCTCTACCCACAATAAAGAGGATGCATACAATAATAGCCAGAACGATCAGGACCTTAATCAAGTCCACTGAATAGGCAATCATTTTACTTCTCCTTCATTTGGAGGCGGAACTTGAGCGCACCTGCAATTCTAGTTTCCAGTTGCTCCACGAAATGATCCCAGTTTTCTACTTCATCAACTGATTTAGTAGTAATATCAACGTGGTTAGCATAGGCTAATCTTACGACTAGGTCCTTAAGTTTATTTACTTCCTTAGCCAGCGGATTAGCCTTCGGCTTAGGTACTCTTTTCTTAGCTGGAACAGCCACCCTAATCGGGGCCACTTTCTTTGCAGCTGACTTAGTCGTCTTAGCTGCTGCAACCTTCTTTGTAGCTCTTGCGGTCTTTTTTGTGCTTTTTGTGCTTTTCTTTGCCGTTGACTTAGTAGTTTTCTTAGCAACCATTTTAGGTTACGTCTCCTTCTCGTGGGTAGCAATTATTTCCATCGCCAGATGACGCTGTTCTTGTTGTGTGCGTTCTTCTGGATCAATCTTAGTAATACGTCTAGATTCATTTTTCTCGCCTAATTGTCCAATAGTGAGTTCATTAAAAGTCTTAACTTCCTTCTGAACCTTTCCCGCACGTAACATTGAAACTCCTGCAAAAACGGCACCAATAATTGAAACTACGCTTCCTGTTGAGGCAACTATTAGTATTCCAATACCAACTGGGTCTGTAATACCAATCAAGCTACCTGCCCCTTCATTAATTCCCCTACAGGGGTGCTTTCTAGTTCTGATGCAATCTTCTCGAATACGTCTGCACTTACATTTTTCACTAGCACTTCTAGCAATGCTCCAACAATTGCCATTATGTTCAAAGCATTCTGATCCTGTGGTCTATAGCGACCAGTGAATTCATGGTAATACTTAATTGACTGTAAATCACCATTCGCCACGTTACGAGCCAACGCCATTTTTGCATCTACATCAGTAACACTTTCAAATTGAGTTTCCATCAACTCTTTGGCGTACTTGAAGTATGACGGGATATTCATCCACGCATTCCACGTAGATTCAGTTACCCCGATACTCTTCAAATCTTTAAACCGGGCGCCCTTTGACTTACCGCTAACTGTGCAGAGTTGATTGCACGCTAATACAAATCTGGGGTCAAATCCGTTGTCCGGAACATTGGGGGCAATCTTGTGAAAAACGTACTCTGGAATTCCCCTACCTTTAAGCCTGGGATTAATCTTATCCTTGATTAGGTCCTCAGGCAGATTCAGAACGGTATGAGGAGGGAGTTCGCTCATTTTCCAGAAATAGGATTCTACATAACTGACAGCGTCAGTCACCTGTAGGTCCGTCTCAGATACGAATTCTAGAATAGAAGCAGAGCTTTGCTCTACGTCATCGCTCTTTTCCGGAATCGAAAAATTTTCCAGGAAATTCTGAACTTCACTAATCAGTGAAGTTTCATCAGTTTGATCTTCTTCGCTCATTTCTATTTCTCCATGTCTATCCGAAATGAGGGCTCCGCAGTCGCAATACGAAAATTATTTCCGGGATCGGTTAACTTTATTTGTAAGGCTGACCTAACATAGACAGTAAACCTCACCTACCCTCAAACGTCAAGCTTCCTTCACTTTCATTTTACAAGTTAGCTTGCGATAAGAAAGGGCAATGGTGTTTAACAAAGTGATCTATATTTCAGATGGTTAACTATCTGTTTCTCCTAGTATGCAAGGGGTATTGACTTCTGTATATTGGTCCTTGTAAGAGAGAGCGAGCGAAACGAAAGGGAGAACATGAGAGTCAATCAGGTAGTACGGAACTTCAAGTGTTGGACTACATGGTCCGACCGATCATCGAACTTCAGGATCATCCTGACTTCGACCTCGAAATGCTGATTGCGGTCGGCAAGTTATCGAAGATGACACGCTACGACTTTAACAATCACGTTGCAGTCTTTGAATGCTTCGATAAGTTGGACTACTCGCAGCGCCGTCAACTTCGGGACTTCTGGCAGGATTCTTTCGAGAACATTCCTGTCCGCTGGTAATCTCCCAGACCTGAGCATGTCGATAAACTGCTCACCATCTGCAACGCTGGGAAGCGTCGCCAAATAAGCAAACAGAAAGGTAAGTCATGGCAACTACAAAGTCCACGGCTACTACTTCTGAGGAAACAACTACGGTTGTCCCACCGAAGAAGAAGTCAGCCATTCAAACAGTCATCGACGAGAAGATGCTTCCGAATCTCGTCAATGGTTCGGTCTGGAAGCAGATTGAGGGAGAATCCGATGAGGAATATCTCGCTCGAATCATCCGGACCAGGGAAA